AAACAGGTTTGTGAGTTTGTCAAAGTAACGAAACAGTCCAGGCAACTCGTCAGGGCCAGTTGCTTTCGCAAGCATTGTCATGACTTCGGCTACTTGCTCAGGGGCTTGAGTGTGTCGGGAGATACTGACCCAACCGTCAAGAACTGCATCAGCAAAACCTTGCTGAGCGTCACCAGATTTTGTCCATGCCAGATACTTTGCTTCATCGACACTGCGACCAGTGAGCATCCTCAGCGAATCAGCATCAGACTGCTTGTTCACCAAGATTGATTCACGAATCGACTTCAATTCGCTGACCTCCAAAGAGTCAACGCCTGAAGCCACACCGCCCACACTCGACTGCCCAGCCTCGTTGATTAAAGTGTCAATCCTGTCGATCTGCTCATCAGCAAGAGAAATTCTTGCTTCAGTCCTGCCAATAGAATCCTCAAGATTTTGAACCTGACCAGACTTTGTTTTAGAAGTTCGACTAGCAAGAACTTCCGCTTGAATCTTTGCGTCCTCCACCGCTCCCGTGAAATGGGCTTTCGCCTCCTCAGGAGTCAACGACAGAACAGAAAAATCCGCTGGTTCCGTAGGCAGCGAAGTGCGTGCATCAGCAGCACCATTCGCCGCAATAGCAGCAACCTGGACCTTCGCAGGATCATCAACATTCGCAACAACAGCCGTCTTAAAGGCGGGGTCAGCAGCAGCATCAGCAGAGACCACGATGCCACGCTGAGCGGCAATCGCAGAAGCAACCGACTGATCCTCACCCTTAGAAACAGCAAGCCCATACTTCTTCAGATACAGACCACGAACCTCTTCGCCAGCAGCCTTCGCAAAATCATAAATCTGATTTTGAACAATCTTGCGATAATCAGTACTAAATAGATCGTGCCCATACTTGGCCCGATTAATAGCATTGACCTGAGTTTTAGCACCAAGACCTGTCGGATCGACTTGTTGAAATTTGATGTCATCCGTAGCGACCTTTGCCGAAACAATCTTGTCGTTCTCATCCAGATAACGGACCAGTGTGACGGGACCATCAGTGCCAACTTCTTTTGAAGCCCTAGCGTTACCTTCCAAAGTCTCACCGATTTTGGACCTGAGAAACTGCTCAGCAGTTTCGCCAGTTCCATGCTCAGCCGCCATCGCAACAGCAGGCTTATTCACTTCACCAAGAAGAATGTATTGACGACCGTCCTCCCCAATAATGAAAGCACGAGTCAGTTGGTCCTCAACATCACCAATAGGTGCACCTAAATGGTTTGCACCAGGCACAAACTTAGAAGGCATAGCAAAACCATCAACACCCTTATTGGCGTACTTGGCTTTCTTCGATACGTTCATGCCCTCAAGGGCCTCATCGGTTAGAACACCATGCAAATGATCTTTCGCACGCTCAACCAACGGTGCAACATCGTTCAAATCCCCACCGAAACTTTCAACAACACGCGTAATCTGCGCGGTCGTATCAGTAATCAGTTCATCATCAAACCGACGAACAAGAGCAGAGCCACCTGGCATCAAAGAATCCAGTTCAAGGATGTCATCTTTATTGCCGTCCAAAGCGCCAACAATGATCGTGCGATCAACACCCGCCTTCTCTGCAATCTTGTCAACTGTCAAAGCCTTACGAGTGTGCATCTTCATGATCGTGGCATTAACACCATTCTCAACACGATCACTAACAAGATTACGTCTCAGATTCAATGCTTCCTGCGGAGACTCAGCATTCAAAATCTTGCGCTTCAACTGGCCTTCGCCGCCACCGTAAGCGTCGCCCAAAGTTGACATCAACTTTGAAGTCTTAAAACGGTTCATCGTGTTAGATGCACCAGCAGAAATCTTTTCAACTACAGGACCACGACCCAAATACACCTGATACTTAGCCGAGTCGATACCCGACCCACCAAGTTTCTTTGAAGCAAAGTTCGCAACCCGACCTGTGCCTGGAGGCTGGAAATACAAACCACCCTTCAACGCTTTGCCACCCAAATCGACAACACCAGTTTCCTCTAGTGTCTTGCCGATCCAAGTGAGGTCAGCATTCTTAATGCCACCAATACCACCCTTGCCTTTACGGGCAAGGTTGCCACCGAACGTCACCAGACGTGTGGCATCGTCAACACGTCCAGCAGCACGCAGCACATCAGCCGCTTTATCAATCTTCTGGATAATCCCAGGAGCCTGACCAATTTTGGAAATCAAACCCGCACCCAACAGGTATGTCAAAGGGTCGGTAGCGATATCTGAGGAAATGCCAATAGCAATCCTCGCTGGGGCAGGCAAACCTTTAAACCAGTCGGCACCAGCAAGTGCAGACGATGTTGTCTCACCACTGATGATGTCTTTCAACAGATTGCGTTTCGGATCAATGACCCGACGAATAGGTTGAGTCAACAACGTTTGAGGAATTGCCAAGATTTGACCGAGACCTGCCACACCAGTGCCCAGACCCCCCTTGATTGTGTCAAGGAGTGAATCATCAGACTTCTTTGGCTTAGTCGAATACTTTGCAGCATCCGCTTTCGCCCACTCAGGAGCATTCGATCCTTGAATAGCAAGAATCGAATCAGCAAGTTTCTTCTTTGACGCCTCTAACGACTTGTTTGAACCAGATGACGACTTCTTCTTATTGAAATTGTCAATCTGAGATTTAGTTAGCGGACTTGAGGAACGAGAAGTTCCACGAGAACTCCCACCCGTCTTAGGTTTGGAGGCAAGATAGTTTATGAAATCTTGTGAAGTTGCCACGGCAAACTACTGGGCCATTCTTCGCATGTATTCATCAGCCATCCCATCGCCGTACAAGGCGCGTGCTTGATCCTGCTGCCTTTGGTCACCCTCCATCAAAGCCAGGAATTGTGCGCCTTGCTGTGCGCCTTGAGTGGTTGCATTATTCCCGAAGTATGAACTCCACGGGACTCCATAAATCCATTCTTCAATACCAGTTTGTGCGTCAAGTTCCTTCTGAGCATCAGCCATCGTTCTCGGCTTAGATTTACTACCACCACCACCGCCGCCACCAGAGGACATTCCGCCCATTTGGGCTTGCATCATGCTCTGTTCACGCTGCGCCAACAACGCATTAATCATTGCGTTGTAATTGTTCTCCAAATTTCCTGACGCACCCTGACGAACAAGTTCACCACTGTTCTCAGCAGACCGCTGGTTAGCAGCAACAATCTGATCCATACGACTCGCCAGATCCTGCTGATAACCCTGAGAGGAAGCCAACGATGCCTGGTTTGCAGCAGCCTGAGCGCTGGCAGCAGAAGCACTGCCACCAATACCGCCGACAGCAGCAGCAACCTGATTGCTGGACTCGGTGTTACGGGCAGCAGACTCCGCCATACGGCGTGTGATCTCCGCCTGAATAGCAGCAGAACCCTGCTGATACAAGGCCTGATTGCCCGCTAAACCCTGTTTGAAGGAGTCAGCATTTTTTTGAATGTTCGCCGCAGCAGAAACCTTGTTTGCATCAACAGCACCACGTTGACGGTTATACGACTCATCAATGCTACTCATCAACGATTTGATGTAAGCGGCTTGACGGGCACCAGCACCACCATCGCCACCATCATTTCCACCGTCAAGATAGTTCTTCAACCAGTCAAGTTTGTTGGCCTGATCCGCCTCTGCCTTGTCACCAGCACCTCTGTATTCATTGCCAGCAGCGTTTACCTGCGACCAAATCTTCTCAAAATCATCATTGAGCATCCACTTCCTGCTCTGAAGATTCTTCCAATCGTACTTGTTGTAATCCTTAGCAACAGTGCTGTCGTACCACTGCCGAAAGGCCTCTTTGTCCTGTGTCTGGTAGTAATCAAGATCATTGCTGTAATTGTTTGCACCACTGATTGACTCTTTATCAATACCAGGAGTGCGATAGTAAACATCAAAATTGATTGGAACGCGTGCATTGCGTGGTGGAGCCATTACTACTGAACCGCCTGTACTTGAGAAGCCAACGTCTGTTGACGAGCCTGCCGTTCACGATCAACCTGAGTACGATTGAAATTCAACGCCATCTCAATATCGCCCTGGTTCTCAGTCAAACCACCCAACTGACGGTTATATGAGCGCTGCAAATCAAAATCGGCGTTCTGCCGATTCATCGCATAATCATCGACGGCACGACCCATGAGACCCGAACGCAACACATTGCGGCGGGCAAACTGGCTAGGCAACGTCCGCTGATAGTTATCCCACTGAGTACCCATACGGCCACGGGCAATGTTGTAATCAGTTGTCGCTTCTTGGCGACGAGTACCCAACTTTTCCAGGGCACGCTTAGAGCCCATATCGGCAGTATCAATGCGCTGCTGATAGGCGTTGATTTCTTCAGGGGTCAGATAGTTCGTGACGTTGCTCATCAACTATTAGGGCAAGAATGTCCCGCCATATCAAACAGCGCATCCAAACAGGCCGAATAACGATCCGATATATCCGCCACTGTCTGTTGAATCTCATCGTTATGGACTCGCTGAGCCGTCCACGGCCCAATATGTTGCCGATACAGATGCTTCGGAATATGGCGACATTCCGTCGCCAACGCTGTACGAACCACCAACTCGTAATCGTCTGCAACCCGCAAACCAGCATCATGCCCACCCAACTGGCGATACACCCCAGCCCTCCAAGCACGCACATGGTTCGGGGCCGACACGATATGACCGAGCGTGATGCGATTTAAGGGTGGTGCTGACATCACCCATCCATGCTCATCCTCATAGTCGGAGCCGTATCCGAAAGCCCAACCCGAGGGGTAGCGACCTGTCTGTCCATCGGACAGAACTTCTGACCAGTCTGAATACACAAACCCCACATCAGGGTCCGTGAATGCTTCTGCGATCTCTGCCAGAGCATCAGGCAATAGTTCGTCGTCATGATCCAGTTCCACCAGAATGTCACCGTTAGCAACCATGAAGGCTTGGCGTTTCACCTGGCCGATACGGCCTGATGGTGTCATTGATCGGTACGGTCGAATCACATATCGTTCGTCAGCGCACATTCCCCACAACTGGTTCCACACGTTGTCGTTGGTGGAATCATCCCAAACAATCCATTCCCAATCAGTGTGTGACTGGCCTTTCAGCGATGCGAAAGTCCGTGCCAGAACTTCAGGGGGTGTGTTGTGTGTTGGGGTTATAACCGAGATCACAGGGTTATTCAGATCATGCTGTTGGGGCTGTTGAGGTTGACGGGCCAATGTCCTCAACGATCAGGCTTGGAGTACCACCTCTAGCGTGGACACTCATAGATCCAGAACCACCAACAGACCGAACGGAACACTTTAAAGTCACTGATCCCGCCGTAAACGTCTGTATTTTCACAAGATGCGCTGGCGCAAGAACATTAAATGTTCCTGGGTTAGAGCCATCAACAATGCAAAGTTGTAACTCGGATGCTCCATTGAAAAGGCAAAACGCAGTTGCTACTCCGTTAACCCGTTCAATTGCTGGCATAAATGCTGAAATTTTATAACGTCGATTGCTTGTTGCAGTAAAAGTGACTGACATTCCTGTTACATCGAAAGTTGAAGTGGAATTTTGAGTGAACGAGGTTGCAAGCGTTGTTTGATTTTCGTAACCCCATGCTTGGTTCCACGGTGGCTTCCAACCAGTCGTAGTTCCGTAATACACGAGGAACGCACCCGTATCAGTCTCATAAATAGTCTGCCCCTGATACGGGCTGGTGGGTCGTGTAGTTGATGTACACACGCCTGGTTGCACAATAGAGTTTGGTATTGAAGTACTAAGTCCCATCAGCCAATCCTCCGAGCCTCTATTACCGCAGCAGGAGCGCCAGCAGCACCTTCAACACGCAAAGTGGAAGCACCATTGCGAACAAAGAACGGGCAAAATGAAGTAGAACCCGTGACTGTAATTTCCACGGGACGGGAAACAGAAAATCCAAAACTGCTAGTAGATCCAGTTGTTACAGGACCTCTGGTACTGCCCACCTCGGCGCTTGTTGTTATATTGTAAATGGCACATGTGTGAGAGTCAGTGGTGGAAATATTGTATGCAGAACCATAAGCCACGATTTCGTATGTTCCTGCCCCGACAGTGAGGGTGGCGGGCGTGTAAATAACATTTCCGCTGAACGGTCCATCTACACGGGTTGTGCCTGATGCGGAAACTTTAGATTTGTAATTTAACGTGTTCCATGCAGAACCCGTCCACACCTTTGCCAATCCCGTATCTGTTTCGTAAACAACTTGGCCTGCATACGGTGATGACGGGCGTGTAGTTGATGTACACACGCCTGGTTTAAGTCCGACTTGAGATGAACCTGAAATACCCATAATTCAAACCTTGATGATGTAGTTGAGGATGATGGTGGGCTGTGTGTTGTTGTGCGATTGATCGGAACCAGTACTTTGAATTGAAGGAGCAGTAGATGTAAGAGTGTGCTGAATGTATCCGCCACCGCCTACCGTAAGGTTGGCAGCAGTACCTCCTGAACCGTTCTGAAGAATTAGTCCACCAGTTCCCGAACCGCTATGCGTGTGAGAATTTTGCGTATGTGTGTGGGATGGCATTTGCGCTTGAGAAAGTGTGTGAGACTCGCTGCCGCCAGCAGCACCCAAAGTTCCGCCCGTCACGTTGGTAATTAGACGTGAGGCCGAAGTGCCACCCATGTTGTCTTTGCCCGCAGGGACACGGCCACGCAAATCAGGCAAATTAAATGTCGTAGACCCATTACCAACACCGTGCGTAGTAGATAATGCAGCAAACAAATCTGCATACGTTGTGCGTGACACAGCCTGACCGAAACACAACAGCCAACCGTTCGGTGCAGTCGCACCCGCATAGGTTTCAATCGCACCCGCAGGAGTCGTCCCGACCCATGCGGTGCCATCCCAAATACGAACCGAATAGGTGTCAGTTTCGTACACCATCTGGCCCACATAGGGGGACGTTGGACGTGTTGTAGACGTACAAACCGCAGGCCGATACGCCCCATACTTAGTCAACGCCGAATCAATAGGCATCAGACTTCCTTCTCCCAACCAGTCACCAAAACATTCACAGCACCACGATCACTGATTGCCTGGAATGTTTCAGAAGCAGTCAACACCATTGCAGTATCAAAAACCACTGTGTCATACGCTGCAATCGGCAACTGAAAAAACACACAGTTACCAGCAGTCGCCGTTGTACCGACAGCAAACTTGATCCACGCATCCAAACCATTTGTATTCGTAAACGTGATCTGCTTAGTCACCCACACACGACTAGCAGGCACAGTGCCCACAGTCGCATTTGATGTGCCAATCACAGACGGGCCAACCAGCCGCTTTTCTACACGATCTCCAACAGCCATATCAGGGTCCAATCTCCATAATTAAAATTGCTGCACTAAGGGTCGAAACAGTGATGTCTGCTGCACCGCTAGTGCCTGCAACACCTTGAGCGCCCTGCGGGCCTTGAGCGCCTTGGGCTCCAGTAACTGATGTGCCTTGCGGTCCTTGAGAACCAACTGCGCCTTGCGGGCCTGCAACTGTTGACGCTGCACCCTGAGATCCTTGAGGGCCTGCAACACCTTGCGGTCCAACATCGCCTTGTGGTCCTTGGCTACCTACAGATCCTTGTGGACCTACAACACCTTGCGAACCAACGGCTCCCTGAGGACCAGCGACACCTTGGGAACCGACATCACCTTGAGGGCCTTGAGAACCCACCGCACCCTGAGAACCTTGAGAGCCTTGGCTACCTTGGGGGCCTGTAAATCCTTGGGCACCTTGACTGCCTTGTGGACCTTGGGGCCCTTGGGGCCCGTTATCCCCTTGAGGGCCTTGAATGCCAAGAGGCCCAGGGTTACCAGTTGCACCTTGCGCTCCTTGCGAACCTTGAACACCGCTCATGCCTACGACCCCTTGAGGGCCTTGACTACCTTGTGGCCCTGCAACCCCTTGGGAACCTTGCGGGCCTTGGGCACCAGTAAAGCCCTGTGTACCGTCAAACCCTTGAGGCCCTTGAGCCCCTGGATCACCTTGCAGACCTTGAGGTCCAACACTTCCTTGGGCACCTTGAGGGCCAACCGCACCTTGCGGACCTTGATAGCCGAGCGGGCCTACATCCCCTTGAAGGCCCTGTGGCCCAACATCGCCCTGAGCGCCTTGGGGACCTACGGCACCTTGACTACCCGTGCTTCCCTGAGGTCCCGTTACACCCTGCGAACCTGTTGCTCCAACAGAACCTTGACTACCTTGGGGGCCTTGAGTTCCCTGCGGGCCTACAACGCCTTGCGGTCCAGTAGATCCTTGGGTTCCTGTTGGCCCTTGCGGGCCCGTTGATCCTTGGGTTCCCTGCGGACCTGTTGATCCCTGGGTTCCTTGAGGGCCCGACGAATATGGCAGCGCAGACCAAACGTTTACACCGTTACCAACCTTGAACTTGCCAGTATCAGTTTCCAACCCCATCTCGCCTACAGCGAGAATTGGATTTGCAGCCGTCCATGCAGAAGCAGTGCCCCGTCGAAATTGAATCTGTGTAGCCATTCAAATACCGCCTGCATCCAACGGCAAAATGCCGCCATAAATCGAATTCGGATCTCCACCATCCACGTTGTAAGTACCGCCCGTTGGTCCCTGAGGACCAGAAGTGCCTTGCGGCCCAGCAGGCCCAGTAGATCCAATCATCGAAACGCCAGCAGGCCATGAGCCTGAAGTTTTCGGCCCGTAAATCACCATCGCCGCAGAGTCGATATACCAGTTGCTATTGACACCTGTTCCTGCTGACGGTGGACCTGCCCCGTACAGCAGTGTGGTTGGTGTGCCGACACCGCCAACGTTCCCTGTCCATTCTTCAATAGACGTGAAGATGACCCGCAGGATGTTTGAATCCAGCGGGGCAACACTAGGTACAGGGTTCTTCCACTCAGCCATTACCAGCCAACGGCCGTGTAATAAACAATCGCTGCACCGACGTAACGCTGCAAACTAAAACCACCAAATGCATTTGCGACAACTTCAGCCGTATAGATGCGTGCGACAAAACCAGTGTTTGATTTTGATGTGATCGAAACAAAACACGGTCCAGCACCGTTATCAGCAGTAACAGTCACCGACTTGATTCCATTAGGAAATGCCGTAACAAAATTGAAGGTTGCTTCACCACCTGCATTTGTTGAAGGCGTGAAAGCGGCATCAGCCTTAATAATCGGGTTTGTGGCAACATCCGACACCGTTGGACGTGCAACAAAACCAGCGTCTTGCGCTGTCTTGTTGTTCGTGACCGTAGTCGTAAGGTTTGTGACCGTAGTTGTAAGTGCCGTCACCGTTCCAGCAACAACAGCATCTTTATTGTCTACATACTGTTTCCGAGCAAACTGATTAGGAGAACTCGGATCGGTTCCAGGTCCAGATGGAATAGCCGTAAACGCTTTCGATGCGTCACGGACAATAACCTCACCATTAGTGTAATTAACTAGATCATCAAAGTTTTGGTTTGCCTGATCGGACTCAATGGGAGTACCAGGAACAAACGTATAGGTTTTAGAAACAGCAGTCATCGTACCCTCCTAGGCACAAACTTAAGAATTAACGCATCAACACCCCAGAAAACGGGGGCTTGAACTCCACCGACAGTCGGTAAAGACAAAACTTCTCCACCGACTCTCAACGAGACAGATCGAGCAACACCGAGGTTGGCTCCACGGTCAACAAACCCATAGTTACCTGATCTCGCCCATGTCGCTTCGTCCCACTCAACGCCAGGGTCATCCCAAACGTCAACACCAGTTGAAGTTTCATCTTCAGATGAACGAAAGATAAAGTTCTTTACAGCAAAAGTTGGGTTGTAGTTGGCGTATGAAACAACTGGAAGGTTGTATGCCTGATCGACCTGCATAACTGCTTCCGCACGACGCCAACGCTTTTTAACCGCTGGCTGATCCAGGTCAATCCATTTGGTGCGGTAATAAGCATTAATAGCAGTAGGTCCAGCGGTTGCATTCAGATAGTCGTAGTACTGATCTTGAACATCCAGCCGATAAATCCTGTTGGTGTTATGTAGATACCCAAGATAGTTTTCGCTGCGATGTCCACGGGCATACGGTCCAGCCTGCAACGAATACTTTGTCCAAGAACCGCCAGATTTCAAACGTGGATCAAAAACAAAAGTGTAACCACGGGGCACACTAGGAAGTTCATCCCAAGGGACACTGACCCACAAACGGTTTTCGACCCAACCCAACTCAACATTGTCTATAAACGATGACGGGATAGATCCGTCACGCATCGCAGGCCAAATCTGTTCAAACGACCAAGAAACATCCTTGCCGTTGTAAACGTTCAAACCTGTTTGATGGTCAAAGAAAAACAGTCCAGCAGGTGTGGCAATAGCAGCCTGATGCGAAACAGCACCAACAGTGTTGGAGATGTTAACGACTGAAAATGATTCACCCGAATATCCGTAAACAGCGTAAACAGCGTCACGTTTAAAAACAATGAGTTGATCCCCGTAAGGGATAATTGCCGTGATCGAATCGGAATCTTTGCCGTCATCAATGTCGATGTAATCGTCTGTGCGCCAGTTTTCACCAGAGTCGTTAAAGGTGTTTGCCCATGACCAGCGGACACGGTTGGCGTAGTGTGTGCCACCCTCCCATGTTCCTGCAACCCACATGTAGCCGCTATGGACTGCCATGTGGTCGGCTCTAGGAATGTTTCCAGACGTGGGAACAATGGTGTTGTTGAAACTTGACGTTAAAACGGTGGCGTTTGCGCCACCATCCCATTTAACAACGTCACGGTCGCCTCTCGCCCAATAACAAGTGTTGTTGAATGTGACAGGACAAACATCAGTCCCAGTCGTAGTGCCAAGATCATCAATAGCAACACCAGAAACAAGTCTGGTTAGATTTGTCCACGCACTACCTGTGCTGTAACGAACACCAGTGCCTACCTGCGCCATTGTGTAAACGGTTCCAACATCGTTGTAACTCCAAATAGCATTTGGAGCAGCAGACAACGCCGAAGCAGAGTAAGGGTAAACACCACGGCGGACTTGGAAGCCGCCACGTCTGTCAATATCGACATTCAACAATTCAGGGGATTCGTTGTCTTGTAACCGAAAGGTGTCGGCCACAAGATTAAGCCCACCAGTGAAATCACGGAGAGTATGAAGTTGGGTTCGCTTGGGGGAGGTTCTCATAGCCATCAATCAAACGGGAAACGCAAGCGGCCTGTTTGATGAACACGCGGTCCCCCACCAAGCACAAGGGGATAAGCCCCAGGCGCATCGCCATACTGCTTTTTCAACAGGTCCATTTCAGCGCTGAACGCATTAATGAACTGTCCTGCCATCTCAGGATCTTCCTGCTGCAAATACGCCATACCGACCAGATACAGACGGATAGCGTCATGGAAATCGGTCGGGAAGTCAGGGTATGCACCAGCGCCTCCAGCAACCCAATCATTGACTTTGCGATAGCCACGCAAATGCAGCGTGTCAGCCATGTCGGGTGTTGGGTACAGACGCAGATTGTCACCCCAAACGTTGTAGAAAGTCACAAACCCTGTTGAGGTTTGGTACGGGAGATACGCAGCCTCGGCTTCGTCACGACCCATAAAGGCCAGACGGCGATCATCACGAACAACAGAAACAATTTCGTCGGGAGTTGGGCTAAGAGCCGAAAGGCTGTAGTCCTGTTGCCCCGCAACTGTCGTAAGAACCCATGAGGTTTCAAAAAACGGCCAGCGTTTGCGGGTGCGAGAAATTTTAATTGAAGCGTCTCTGGCCCACACGTCAAGTAACTCGTTGGGGATTTCAGATTCATCCAAATCCAAGTGCTGACGCACATAGATTCGCATTTGATCCAACGTGTATGCCATTACAGTTCACCCCGAGAACGAAGATGCCCGACACACCATTCAGTGCCTTTGGCGGGTCGTGCCCCACAGGGATCGCCCGCCTTGTTGGTGTCTGCACAGCCACCGACTACCTGCACAACTGTCGGCAGCGATGACCCTGAGCCGATTGCGGGGACAGCAGCGTTTTGGAATTTGACTCGGGACGAGTCAGTTGTGCCGCCCATTGCTGGTACAGCATTTGCACCGTAACTGACTGCTAATTGACTCACAGAAACTCCCGAAAAGGTTTGTGGAACGAAACGGGGCGAGGGCCGAAACCCCCGCCCCGTAACTCATGCTGATTGCGCTGCTATCAGGCGGTCTTAGCGGTAAGAACACCTTGGCGTGCGCGGTTGCTGATTGTGAGTTCGCCGTAACACAGGATCTGTGCGTAACGAGCATCCTGGTTGTTGGGACGAACAAACGGGGTTGGCTTGAACCAAGTGTCCGAGTGACCGACAAGACGGATGTACTTCGTGTTAAGGAAGAACATGTCGCCAGCCGTGACGTAGTTGTCATAAACGATTGGCGCACCCTTGAACAGA